AGAGTACAAAGAGGCCTTAAAAACAATGCCTAAGAATGTGGATTGGGCAGAACTTTCAAAATACGAATCACAAGACTACACAGTTGCTAGTCAGGAATTAGCATGTACTGCAGGAGGATGTGAGGTAATCTAAGGGGATTTATGATTTCGTTACTGAAGTGGTGGCTTATAGCATGTTGTACGTTATTAGGTATCGGAATATCAATATATTTTGATGTTCATTCACATATATATGAAAAGGATGTAACAAGACTAAGCTATCTCATCCTTTTCATATTTGTTTGTACTTCTGTATGGATTGGAAATAAAACGTACAGAGTATATGCATTAGAGGACTATGAACAATCACCAGATGTCGGATGGTTCATAGCAGAGGCTTGTTTAGCATTAGGTATGGTTGGAACAGTAACAGGGTTTCTACTGATGTTAGGAACCTCTTTTACCGATATTGATGTGACTAATTCAGCTTCACTACAAGAGGCACTAATCAACATGGCACTGGGAATGAGTACAGCATTGTACACAACTCTTATTGGTTTGCTGTGTTCTTTGTTGATTAAAGTCCAGTTAGTGAATTTTGAAGTCTCTCTGAAAGAATAATGCAGTCCCATGATAAGTATAAGTCAACGATTGGTTTTATTGATATTCTCTTCAACATTCTTGTTGGCTTTGCTTTCCTTTTCATTGTGGCCTTTCTCCTTATCAAACCAGAGGCAAAAAGAGAGGACTTTGACCGAAAAGCAGAATTCATTGTTGTTATGGAGTGGGACAAAGAAAGACAAGACGATATAGACCTATACGTTCAAGACCCTTCTAATACAATAGTTCACTTTAGAAATGCTAGAGCGAACTTTATGCACCTTGATAAAGATGACCTTGGTAAACGTAATGACACAATCATGGTCAATGGTGTAGAAAAGATTGTCAAGATCAATAGAGAAGTTGTCACCATCAGAGGTATTGTGCCTGGTGAGTATATTGTCAACGTACACTACTATTCAGATTATTCAGAACATGCAAATGTAACGAGAGGGCCAATGTCACCTCTTGAAGTTAAAGTAACTGTATATAAAGTCAATCCATATTCAGAAGTTTGGCAAGGTACAAAAACATTTACTAGAAAAGGTCAAGAAGAAACATTTGTGAGATTTACAATGGATAAGAATGGTGGTGTGAAACCATCATTTAGATTCTTGAAAAGAAGAATGGTATCACCACTAATGATACATAGTGCAAATCACCCTGCTCCTGGGCCACCATCTGACCCACATAGTATTGAGTACAATGCTGCAGGTGGTGGTACTCCATCAGATTTACAAAATTTACCACAAGGTGCAAATGAAGATGATGCGGCGGGAGGATTTTAATGATTGAATTATTAATATTGGGATTTATTACTCTTGCCATAATATGTTTATGGATACTGATTGAGAGAAAAAAAGATCCAAAATTTTTATTGTGGTTTATTCCTACATTACTGATTTTAGTTTCTTCAACGTATATAACTTATGAGACTATTCTTGGTTATGCCATGAAAGGACAACCTGAAAAGGGTGTGTATTTACATCACTGGATTGATGAACCAGATTGGATTTACTTATGGATGTTAGAAGAGACACAACCAAGGGCTTATAAAATTGATTACAATAGAGAGATGCATGACAAACTTGAACAAGTTGGAATAAAAAGTAAGTCAGGTGAATATGTGATTATTCAAGAAGAAGGGATGATGGGGAAACGTGGTGAAGGCGCTGATAAAAAGGGTAAGAGAGTACACACTCTTGGTGGTGGATTAGAGTTTTATAAATGGGAGCACACCGATGGTATGCCAAGTAAATGAATTATCTAAAATTATTACTTGATTGGGAAAGGTGGATGGTAGTTATATTCACCTTTGGTTATTTTATAGGACTTTCACCGATAATATTAGGATTTATCGGTTCAATCTATTTCAGGCCCTGTGAATGGGGTCTGTGTTAAAGGAAACAATGTGGGACAAAGAAGAATATTTTAAAGGAATAAGTGTAGTGAAGATAACCGCTTTCGTACTGTTTTTATTTGGTATGATGGTTATGGTTGGTCAGGTGAATGGACAGGATAATGAGACAGCATCGGAAATAAAACCAAATGTCACAACTCCTTATGTCCCAAATAAAGTAGAACAGAAGCCAGGTAAATATGGTGACACTCAGTATTGGCCATATCCATCTTGGCAGATAGTGGGATATACTAATAATTGTATTAGCACTTTTCCACAACAATACCCTCAGATTAGACAGTTCCTATGGCCAAATGAAATGGGTGCATTCTGTACTTGTGTCATGGATAAATTTAGACAAGAGTGGGCATACGATGATTATGTACAAAATTTTCAGTTGAGAAATCCAACAGACCCTTTACCACAAGTACTTGGAGAGTTAATGGCAGATTATGCACAAGAATGTACTAAAAAGGTGGTTGAACACAGAGCCACAGGAATTCCTTATGCCCCAGACCCAGATGGTAAAATTAGAAGAGACTTTCAAACTGGTAAACAAATAGACAAGGTAGATCCAACATGAAAAAAATAACAATTATCATTGGTTTAGTGATATTGTTATGTAATCCTTTGAATGGTCAAGATGCTCCAGACCCAGCAGTTGAGGTTAGACCATGGCAGGCTATACCAGGCATGGAATATCCATCAACTGTAGTATATGGATTTGTTAAGGCATGTCAGGAGTCTTTTTTGAGGGCAGGAGCCCTGTCAGACCAATTATGGCCCAATCAACTTTATGAAATGTGTGGTTGTATGTTAGATTACATGAGAGATGAAATACCTTATGATATATTTTTGACTAGATATAAAGACCCTAAGTTCATGAATCAATCTGATAGACAGTGGATTGCTGACCATGTAATGATATGTACAACATCAGTCAGAAAAGGATGGGCTAAGAATGGCGGAAAAGAAAACTAAACCAGAATATCAAATAACATGGCCAGAGGGTGCAGAACTCAAGATGGACCCTAAACACTTGATGGAGATTCGTAATAGTCTTGAGACACAATTTAAGTTAATGATATACAAACAGCCTGGATTTAAGTTTTTTCCATCTCTGGGTAACACTAACTTCTTTCAACATTTCAGAACAAATGATGGTATAGATTTTGGTGTGTGTCACTTATATTGGGATAAAGATGCCACCGATAATATAGATTTCATAGATGAGAATGGGAAGGTTGAAGAAAGAAGAGGTGGGTGGAGAGTTCGATGGTTACCAAAAGGTTGTTACGAAGTGGTAGGAGATCCAAGTCCTATAAGTACAGAGGGATATAAGAAAGTAGCCAAAGCAATGGCTGAAAGAGTTACAAAAACAGCTGTTAGTAAAATCAAGGCGGCCGTAAAACAAAAAATACCAGATATTAATCGTGAGATTGATAAGTGGGAATCTGAAGAAGATAACGATGAGGATAAACCGAAGTATTTAAATTAGTTAGGAGAGCTTTTGATAAAGGTCACAACTGAAGAGGACTATATACTTTACGAGGTAGTATGTGATTACTGCGATAAGGAATATGAAATTACTCTTCAAACAGAGAAACTACCAAAACAGGTTATAGAATGTTGTCCTTTCTGCGGTAATTTGATTGAAGAACCTGCAGAAAGTGTAGATGAACAAGATAGCTGGAGTTGATTACTCATTAACATCACCCGCAATATGTGTATGGAAATCTGAAGATGATAGAATATTTGACTTTGATAGCTGTGATGTATATTATTTGGAAACTACATCAAGGCAAGGGGCCTCCACACATGGGATTTTAAACTTACATTCAGAACCTTATCCAGATTGGGAGACAGAAGAGCAACGACATGATTTACTTTCAGATTGGGCTATGAGTATCTTACAAGGGTGTGAAGTGTTTATCGAGGGGTATGCATTTGCTACCTCTGGTAAATCTTATGTCCGTTCTGTTGCTGAAAATACTGGTCTTCTCAAACATAAACTTTATAAATCCAAACATCAATATACATCAGTTCCACCATCTATGGTCAAGAAATATGCCACAGGTAGAGGGAATGCCAACAAAGAAGTCATGTACGAAGCCTTTAATGCTGAGTTAGTGACTCCACCAGACTTACAACAAAGACTTAAACCCAAATCTAAAAAACTATCAAATCCTGTGACTGATATTGTAGATGCCTACTTTATTGCAAAATGGGGATGGGAGGGATTTGCCTCATAGGAGAGTGTATGAAGAATCTTTCAGAACTAATAGCCAAACACGAAGAGATTTATGGAGATCAATCACAAAGAATAACGTCTGTTCCTACCACTGCAGAATTGAGAATGACAGAGGATGAGAAGAGAAAGAAGCAGAAGAGAGATTGGTATCATGAGAATAGAGAAAAAGTTCTGGAACAACAGAAGAATTGGAAAAAGAAAAAACAACAGAAAGAATGGTATGCCAACAATAGAACACAACAAATTGATAAGGCAAAGAAATGGAATAAGGATAATCAAAGTTCTCGAAAATTGATAGTCGAGAGACATAAACAAAAGAAAGGAAACTCATGGCAATGGACCTCTCAAAAGAACAAATGAAAGAGAGAATTGTAAATTATCTTGAATACATGGATGAGAAAGATTTGAGAGAGATTTCAACTTCTCTATATAATGTGGCAATGAGACTTGAAGAACACAAAAGGAAACACAATGAATGATATAGTTTCTGAATCTGGTGGAAATAAGTATGCATCAATTCCAGATGCACAAATCCCAAAAGTGATTGATGACGTAAAGAAAAGAAAGGCAATTGTTTTAGAGGCCAGGAATACAATCTACAAACAATATGAGGACACTTTGAAGGCTGCAGACCTAAATCTGAAACAAGTTCAAGATGACCTTGAGTATCTTGAGGAACGATACAAAGCCATAAAGGTCGGTGTGCAGTCATGAATATCTGGGTAGAATATTACAAGTATTCTGACAATAGAAAGAATACACATGCTCAGATGAAAGAAAGCGCCAAATGGGTAGACCCTGACCCAAGTATTATTCATAAAAGATTCTTTGATAAGATGGCAGATGCTAAAGTTTTTGCAAAACGTATGGAAGAGGATGGAAATAGGGTATCAATCAAAAAGGATGGAATAATATGAAATCGATACATGAAAAACGTATGATGGAAATGAAAAGAATTGTAAAAGACCTTTACAGAATGAAGAAGACTCAAGAAAATAATCAAATGATGATAGTATATGATTATCTCCATATGCGAGTAAAACAAATGCAGAAAAAGGGATTACTTTGGCACATTGACATACCAGAGGTCAGATGAAAGATGAACAGTGGGTGGATGCTGTCATGGCAACAAATCAGAAGAAATTTATCCATGTCAATCAAGGTAATATCAAAGGTAATTTAAAAACAAGAAGAACAGGTAGGGACCAAGAACTTAAACCAGTTATAACGATCAAACAAGGAAAAGAAAATGTGTACTGTAATGCAGTCGCTGTACTCGGGCCGTCAAAAGTCATCTATGGACATGACAAAACATTACTCTCATGTGGTGCCCGTGTGGTCATTGAAACAACTTCTGAGATTGAGATAATAGAATGACTTATCCTGAAACCCATCCAAGTTATCAGAAGGTAGAAAAGGTTTTAAAGTTATATCTTGAAAAGTATGGAGAACCTTGGGAAAGAAGAGGTCCATTAATACAAGATATTCTCAATGAACTTTTTCTTGACCCGATAGACTTGAGAACCTATGCAATGAATGAGTTATCATTGAAACAAAGAGAACAATTAGAGGGATATGCCATTGACCAAGGTATTGACATAATCGGAGATGAAAGAGAATAAAGAAAAGGTGTACCAACATTACATAACAGCAACGGATAAGGCAGTATCAGTTTTAGAAGATTCATTTAAGGCTGAAGGGTTAGATCCATCGACTACTTATGTGAGAGTTGGAGCAAAGCCAGGGGGGTGTTCTGGATGGACATTTCTCATAGAGACTACAGACAAAAAAGAAACCAAAGATGATACTTATTGTTATGGTAACATAAATTTCATAATTGACAATGTACAATTACATACAGTTATTGGTTCCTTAGAGGTAGACTATAATGATAATAATCTTGTGGAACAGGGATTCGTATTTAAACGATTAGGCTCAGGACAAATGTGCGGATGTGGAGAATCATTCACTCCCCTTGGATCAAACAAACCTTTGGGTTGGGCAAACACCCAATTACCAGAGCTATCAAGTTAGCAATATATTCAATTATTTTAGGTACAATAGTAGGAAAAGTGACATGGGAATGGTGTGTTTATGAAAGTTTATGTAAAACTCAATGGTAAGGTTGTTGGTAAGGGGAAAGATATAAAATCGGTCCTTAAACACATTGTTAAAATGTTTAAGGAAGGTCATTCAGACATTAATGTGTCTGGTGGGAGAATCGGGAGATGGCAAAGATAGGAGTGCTGTGTGTACTCTTAATCATGATTTTCAGTTGCGATACACAAGATAAACAAACAAAATTATCACTGAAGTACGAACACAACCAGAGAAGTTCAAGACAAGTCGAAACTCCTGTTCGACATAATATCAAGGTAGAACCAAATATTGCAGAGGCTTGGTTAGACTCAAATATGTCAGCCACAGTAGAAGTGCCAGTTGATACTTCTATGTATGTTGACTACAAAAATTACACCTCAGATTACCCAGACATACATTATGAATATGGATCTTCCAACCCTTTTTATGTCACAAATTATAGCCCAAATTCCCTCACTATTACTATTGCTGTTTCTGTCAACTCTGATTATCCTGTTCAAGAGACTGAAACGATTGATAATGAAACAACTGAATGTACAGAAAACTGTACAATAGATAATGAGACAATTACATATACAGACAATGCTACATGGAGTGATAATTTTACACAAAGAGTTGTAACAACTCAGACACAAAGAGCAAATTGGAGAAACTTCTGGGATAACCTCTCAGTGAGCGATAATTGGTCCTATATATCAGTAGGTCACATTGACAATGTAACTCATTTTTGTGACAATAGTTCGATAGTATCACAAATAATTACACAAATTCAGAATGACAATATAACTAACTGGAATGCCAGTTGTAATCAAATGAATTGGATTACTGGTGGTTGTGGTGCTGGACTCAGTATAGAATTAAGT